CGCGGGCGGAGGTCGAGGCGCTCCAGCGTGACAATCTCCCGCTCGTCTATCAGCAGGAATACCTCGCCGAATTTGTGGACTGGTCGGGGGCCGCCTTCTTCGCCCGCGAGCACATGCTGACGAATGACCAGCCGGTTGAGACGCCGCTCCGTTGCGAGGCGGTCTTCGCGATCATCGATTCGGCGACCAAGACCGGGAAGAAGAACGACGGCACCGGCGTGGTCTACTTCGCCCTGATTCGGAATACGGTTCGCCCAGTAAGCCCCGATGGCCGGACGATTGGGCCGGCCTACCGCTTGGTAATCCTCGATTGGGACCTTGTGCAGATCGAGGGCGACCTCTTGATCACTTGGTTGCCGATGGTCTTCGACAACCTGCGGGAGCACGCTGCCGTTTGCCGCGCGAATCGCGGATCGATTGGCGCCATGATCGAGGACAAGGCGTCGGGGATGATCCTGCTGCAGCAGGCAGGCAGACGCGGCCTGCCGGCATTCCCGATCGACTCAAAGCTCACGGCGCTCGGCAAGGACGAGCGCGCGATCTCCGTCTCTGGCTACCACTACCGGGGGCTGATAAAGATCAGCCGGAAAGCCTATGACAAAACCGTGAACTACAAGGGCACGACCCGGAACCACCTGATGGGCCAGGTCGTCGGCTTCCGCGTCGGCGACCCTGATCCTAATCGTTCTGACGACCTTCTCGACTGTTACTGTTACGGCTGTGCTGTGGCTCTCGGAAATCCGGACGGCTTTTAACCTAGCAAAAGCATTTCATATCCGTTATCTGCCAATGGTGCGGTGAATTCTCGCCAAACTCTGAACGGGGAAAGGACTAAAATCATGAACGAAGACGGCAAGATAAACGGGGCTGGCACGATGCAGGTGGCCTCGGATTAGGTCACCAAGGTCTAGGGATTTGACGAAAAGCAACAGGGTAGACTTTCGATGGACGAGACTAAGGTCAACGGCAATCCCGCTGGCGCTCCGATGCAGCAGAAGATCATCGCGGCCGCGGCGCCGCAGCATCCCGGGCCGGGAACAAACATCTCCGCCGAGGCGCAGCTTCAGGCGGCGATCGAGCCGGTCGTCAGCATGGTCACCGGCGTGATGATAAAGGGCATCGTGCTCTCCGTCGGGCAGGTCCCGCCGCACATCGCGATGAATGCCGTCTGCAAGGCGGTAGGCCAGATCAGCGCCGGGATGATCGACAGCCCGGACCTCGCGTTGATCCTCAACATCCGGCGCGGCTTCAAGGAAGCCTTTGACGCCGGCGTTGCGGCAGCCAACAAGCAATCCTTCGCGCCCCCGGGCAAAGGCTAGGAGCCGACCACTGTGGCGCAGATCAACATCAACGGCAGCACGCTCGGGAACAACCTCACCGCGCTGCTCTGCGCCGAAGATCTGCAGCCCGGCGATTCGCCGAGCTATGAGCTATGCAAAATAATCTGGCTCTATCATCCACTCGGGAAAAAGATTGTCGAAGGCCCGATTCAGATGGCGCAGTCGCAGGCGCGCGAGATCAGCGTCCAGAAAGGGCCGGAGGACCGCGTCCGCGACCAGTTCGTCAAGCAGTGGGAGGAGGACGGCTGCGACGAGGCGGTCTACCAGCTCGCGTCGGTCGCGCGCGCCTACGGCATCGGCTCACTCGCGGTCATGGCCAAGGATGTCCCGCCGAACGAGCCGATTGACCCGAAGAAGCTTGCGGACTTGGCGATCTCATGGTCGATCTTCGATCCGCTGAACACTGCCGGCAGCCTGGTCCTCAACCAGGACCCGCTCGCGATCGACTTCATGAAGACGACGACGGTCGCCGTTTCCGGCGTGCCGTTCCACCGGTCGCGCTGCGTGACGCTGATGAACGAGCGCCCGGTCTACATCGCCTACACGACCGCGGCGTTCGGCTTCGTCGGCCGCTCAGTGTTCCAGCGCGCGCTGTTCCCGCTTAAGTCGTTTATCCAGTCGATGGTGACGGACGACTTGATCACGAAAAAGGCGGGCGTCTTCATCGCCATGCTCTCCGTTGCCGGCGCGATCATCGACCAGATCATGCAGGTCAGCGCCAGCATCAAGCGCATGTTCGTTCAGCAGTCGACCAACGGCAACGTCATCTCGATCGGGAAGGACGAGAAGATCGAGACGCTGAACATGCAGAACATCGACGGCGCCTACGGGATGGCGAGGAAGGACATCCTCGAGAACATCGCGACGGGCGTCGACATGCCGGCGATCCTGCTGAAACAGGAAACCTTCGCGGAGGGTTTCGGGGAAGGCACCGAGGACGCGAAGATGGTCGCGCAGTTTGTCGACCGGTATCGGCGCGAACTGCGACCGGTCTACGTCTTCCTCGACGAGATCACCAAACGGCGGGCCTGGAACAAGGAGTTTTTCCAGATCATCCAGGAAGAGTTTTCCGAAGGGTACGGGGCGATGCGTTTCGAGGACGCGTTCTACCAGTGGTCGAACTCGTTCTCCGCGATCTGGCCGTCGCTGCTGCGTGAGCCGGACTCGGAGCAAGTCAAGACTGACGACGTGAAGTTGAAGGCGATCATCGCGACGATCGAAGTCTTCGGCCCGATGATGGACCCGGAGAACAAGGCGACCCTGATCGGCTGGGCGCAAGACAACATCAACGAGAACAAGATGATGTTCCAGTCGCCGCTGCTGCTCGACCTTCAGGCGCTCGCAGAATACGAGCCGCCGCAGCCGGCGCAGGAGCCGAGCGAGCCAAAGCCGTTCGCGGCGAATGATGCTGCTACGGAACGTAGGCGCATGCGGAAATTAAACGCCTACGAGCTCGACGATCTCGTGACGATGATGGAGAAGTCGCCGTTCGGCCTTCCAAAAAAGCCGAATGGACATCTTAATGGCCACGCGCGACGCGCTTGACGACAGGGAAATCACATGAGCCTGAAAACTTTGCGCCAAGGTTTTCGCGACGGTTGCGTGTTTCAAGGCTTCGCGGCGCCGGGCCTGTTCGCGCCGCACGGGCAATACTCTCCGGTCGAGGCTGGCCGGTTCGCACATCTTCAGGAAGCGATGACGACGATCAAGGCCACGCCTCGCTATGATCCGAAAGGACACGAGGCGTTTCGGGAGGCGCTGGCGAAATGAGCGCGAACATCATCTGGTTTCAAGACTACGAGCGAAAGAGCAGGAATCCGGACGCCGTCAATCGCGATCTCTGCAATGCCGACGTGATCATCCTGCCGGTCGTCCGCATCGAGCGCGCCGATCAGAACGACCCTCACGCCGGAATTTCCGGCTTTAGCACCGGCTTCAACTGGCCGAGACTTTCGCCTTATTGAGATGCCAGACCGCCTCCGCTCGTTCCAAGACGTCCTGACGGCCGCGATTGCCGACATTGCGGAGTTTGGCTTCGACAGCGTCGAGCGGATCGAACGGTGGACGCGCGAGCTTCGCCTCGCGGCCGAGCAGTCGATGATCTCGCCGGCGTCAATGGAGCAGCAGCTACGGGACGGCCTGACCGCGATCTACCGTAACATGATCGACCGCGATGGCATCTTTCGCTTCAATCCTGGCGTCGAACGGTTCACGAAGGAGCGGGTGCGCCCGGCGCTGCGGGCGGAGCTTGACCGCCGAATCATGGCATCGGCCAACCTCATCAAGCTCAACCGTGCCGAATCGATCGAGACCACGCTGCGGCGTTTTCAAGGCTGGTCGACATCGATCCCGAAGGGCGGCGTTTCGGCCGAGAAGAAGAGCGAGGTCAAGGCGAATGTCCGAAAGTCGCTGGCGCAGCTTCCGTTCGAAGAACGTCGCGTCCTGATCGACCAAGGTCATAAGTTGACGAATGCGCTGTCGGAGATTCTCGCGACTGACGGCGGGGCCATCGCTGGACGATGGCGTTCGCATTGGAAGCAGCTCGGCTACAACTACCGCGAAGATCACAAGGAGCGGGACGAGAAGATTTACCTCGTTCGCGATTCATGGGCGCATCGCGCTGGCTACGTCAAACGGGGACGTATGCCTTACTACGACGAGATCACGGCTGCGGGCCAAGAGCCATTTTGCTTTCCAGGCGATTCAATAGTGCCATTCGCTGATGGTGTGGAAAAAGCGTATCGGCGTTGGTATGACGGCAAATTGACCACGATCATTACGGCGTCTGGAAAAGCGATCCGCGCCACACCGAATCATCCAGTCCTTACTCCGAAGGGTTGGGTCGCCATAGGCACGCTCAATGAAGGCGACGATGTGATCGAGGCTTCCGAGCAGCCGTTCGATGTCGTGAAAAAGAATGATCACGATAGTGTACCCATGATCTCGGAGATATTTGGCACGTTCCAAAAACTCGGTGGCGCTCAGACGACCAGAAATGGGCAACTACATCAATTCCACGGCGACGGAACCCAAACCGATGTCGATATTATAAATGCCGCGAGGCCATTGAGATTCGGCTGGAAGCTTTCGCGATACAAGCGCCTGAAGAAGTTCGACTTCCCCATGTCCGCAATTGTTGCGACGTTTATCGGCGCGCTTGATCTTTTCATCAAGCGAAGCGCGAGTTCCGGTTCTCGCTTTGTGAGCTGCCTCGACCAAATGCTTGCGACCTTCTTTTCCTTCACGTCGCATGCGGATGAGATTTGCTTCGCTGGCGTTTCGAAAGATACGGCCAGTGATTGCCAGCTTTCGATTGATCGTATGACGGTTGACGCCGAAGTAGCGCGACAGAGCCAAAACACTTTCGCCAGCATCGAAGCGCCGGATGAGTTCGTCAATATCGAGCGTTACCTTGGCAGCCATCGATCCGAGCTTCCCTTTGCGCCTCGATCTGTCCAGGTCGTCTCGACTTCCTCGGAAGTTTTTTCCGGCCATGTTTTCAATCTCCAAACGGAATCTGGCTGGTATGTCATCGACAATATAATCGTGCATAATTGCCGTTGTTATATGATTTGGCTCTACAATCTCCGCGAATTGCCCGACGACATGCTGACGGCAAAGGGAAAAACATCGCTACGGGAGGTCGCGGAGCACGAGGCGCTTCGGCGCGGCGGGGCGCGGAGCGATTCGGCACCAAAAATCGGGTCTGCCGCGATGCGGATGCGGCTGGACACGCTGGAGAAGAAGCTGGAGCGCGTGACGAATTCTCCGGACGTGCTATAGAAGGCGCTGGCCCAACGGGGAGGCGCCGGTGCGTGAACTCCAAATCAGCGACGCCGAGCTTCAAAAGATCATTGCCACTGGCATCCGAAAGAAGCTGAAAGACTTCGGCTTCAAGACCGGTCCGGCGAGCGACGGCAATCAAGGCTTTTTCTTCCCGATCAACCTCGACCTGTCCGGCGAGATCAGCGTCGTGCGGACTGCGGACGGCGTCTGGACTTTTACACAGGAGGACGACGCGATCTTCGCCGACCGTACCGCGGAGTGCACGTCCTACGCAGTCGCGGCCATGATGAAGCGCGAAGCGGCGATGGGGGACGGCCCCGATGAGTGACGCGGAAATCAAGACTAGGCCAGTTGTCACGCGCGGGGTGATGCGCTTCGTCTGCGCCGTCGACAAGACCGAGCTTCGCTTCCCCAAAGGGACGAAGTACGAAGATGCGAACGCGGAGATCGGCCGACGCGGCTGGACGATTTGCCCGATGCCGGACCCTGCTCCAGCCAAGAACGCGCGCTGGGCGCTTTGCTGCCCGTCGTGCGTTAAGACGCTCGCGGAGGCCGCCGCATGAAATTTAATCAACCGCCGCTGTCAAATCAGCCGCCCACCCAGGATGTCATGAACTCGCTCCGATGGGCGGTCGAGTTTCTTGATCATCCAGACCTTACAATTGTGCCGACCTTCCTCATGAAGGACGGCGTGACGATCGATGTCGGGGAAAACGGTCGAGCAATGATCAACATCAGCTTGGTCCGGACGCTTGATCTCGCCCTGAAGTTTAAGAAAGCCTACGGCGCGAAGCTCGGTAAGTGTGCCGTATTTACCGATGTTGATAAGTTGGAGCCGCTTTTCTTCACCGACTGCGAGATGAGGGGCTTCGCGTTCCAAGCGGGCAGCGCTGGTTTCATCGTCTCGATAATTGGAGTTTACGTGCCATGCCCCTGACGGAAACCGAAAAGGCTTATCTCGCCGGCCATTATCGACGCTGTCCGTCGTGCGCGGCGACGCTCGGAGGCTAAAAGCGATGCCTCTCAGTTCCAAAGGTGAAACGATCAAAGCCGCGCTTGAGAAGGAATACGGTAAAGAAAAGGGTGAGCGCGTCCTTTATGCGGGCAAGAACAAGGGCACATTCACCGGCATTGATGACAATACGATCCCGGCCGGGCTGGACGCCGACGTCTACAAGGCTATGTGCGACGTAGCTTCGGCTATGTGCGACGAGGTCAAGAGGCTTCAAGTCCGCATCGACGACTTCTGCACCAAGCGGACGGATCGGCTGCTTCGCGGCAAGGGCGGCGCCATCGAGAAATGAAAGCCGCCGGAATCCTCTTCACGTCGCTAAACGGCAAGGCGCTGTTCCTGAAGCGTACCGCGACCGCGCCTGATTGCCCGTCATGCTGGGATCTGCCCGGCGGCGGCTGCGAGGGCGACGAGACGGCGGAGCAATGCGCCGTCCGCGAGTGTCGCGAGGAGATCGGCTTCCTCCCCGAAGGCACACGCGTGCTGCACACGCGAACGAAGATGGGCTCCGCGCTGAAAGGCGTGGCGGGTCTCGGCGCTCCGGCTTCAATCCCTGTTGCGGCTGGGGCGCCGGCGGCTCCCGATATGGCGAACCCGCTTGGCGTCTCGGCCGCGCCGGGGCCAGCTGCGGTCATGCCGCCCGACGTCGACTTCACGACCTTTCTGCAGAAGGTGACGAACGAATTTACGCCAGAACTCAACGATGAGCACGACGGCTGGGCTTGGGCACCGCTGAACGCGCCGCCGGAGCCGCTTCATCCTGGCTGCCGGATCGCGCTTGATCGAATCGCCATGAATGAACTCGACGTTGCGCGGGCGATCGCCGACGGCCGGCTTACCTCTCCGCAGCGGTATGAGAACGTCTGGTTGTTCGCGATCCGGATCACCGGGACGCGCGCTGCTTATCGCACGAA